GGGGTTACAATTTTACTAAACTGATTTACGTAATGATCTATTAATGCAGGATTAGGATCACCAACATAAACAACATTACTCTTGCTAATTGTTATATCCTCAACAGGACTAGCAAGAAGAGGAGTCCATGATGCAAATCCAATGTTACCATCTTTAGTCGGAACTGCTACGATTCCTCCACGAATAGTAACTGAATCATCAGTCTCTTCTAATAAATCTGCTACAACATCTTCTGTTGTTGTTAGACGAACAACTTTAACGTTCATCTCATTTCTTGATCTTGGTTCGGTCATTTGAATTTACACTCACACATTAGTTCGGTTAATGCCGCTAAGAGATTAATCTCTTGATCTGCAACAAACGCTATCTGATATTGATATTTTGCAATGATCAGAACTGCGGCAGGTATGCTGCTAGGTTCCAAAGAATCGTACATACAATCGTAGATTCTTCTAAGAATAAGAGCAGGGTCATTGTCCAAATTTTGAACTACCCATTTACGGACTTCCGTAAAATTCTTAGTCTTTAATTGTTTAACTAGATCCTCAGTCTTTACATCCCCAAAGGTTGCAAGAATTGCAGAATCTATTTTTCCACTTACAGAGTATCGTTGACACTCGTTAAGGACTCTTCTCCAGTCAGGGAAGTGTTTGTTGATAAGTTCAGCGAGTACTTTCTTATCAGCATCTACCTTCTCTTGTTCTAAGATAGTTACTAATCTTCCGAAGAATTTTGCTGCAAGTTCTTGTTTAAGTTTTCCCTGAATACCAAACTCCACCACAGAACATCTCGAATGGAGGGGTTCAATGATTTTATTTTTGTAGTTGCAAGTGAAAATGAATCTGCAGTTGTTGGAGAACTCCTCAATAGACGCTCTAAGGAGGAGTTGTACATCGGAAGTGGTATTGTCTGCTTCATCAATGATGATGACCTTGTGCTTTGCCACAGACGAGAGAGAGACTGTAGATGCGAAGTTCTTTGCGTTGTTCCGAACAGTGTCCAGAAACCTGCCTTCATCCGATCCATTAATGACATAAGAATCTACTCCTAATTGATTACATAGTGCTTTAGCAACTGTTGTTTTACCGCACCCTGCAGGACCAGAAAGAAGTAAGTTTGGTACTTCTCCTGCCTCCAAGAATTCAAGAAAAGTTTTCTTAATACTCTCAGGTAAAATACATTCTTCAATTGTCTTAGGTCGATACTTTTCAACCCAAAGGAATTCATCCCTCATAATTTCTCAGTCTCACATAATATGGTGCTAGAGTCCAAGTACTAAAAGGATCACCTATAATACCTCTCTCTAGATTTAACTCTTGGAGCATGCTCCAATGATCACTACCCTTTGGCATAAGAAGGATACGAACCCATTCTACACCATCTTCAAGCAATTGGACAGCTTTGTCTTGAGCATCTGTCCAATCGTAATACTCGTGTTCACTTGTGATGTTCTTAGGATAAGAATCATCTAGTCCGCATACTTTGTACATGATCAGGTGGGTTCCAATGACGGATTACTCCGCTAACAATAAAGCAATTAGTGACAAGATAAGAAAGAAAGATAGTAGATCGTATAATGACAATAATATCGTCATACTTCTTGGTCTTCGCATCAGAAAATGAACCTAATGCATACTTCCATATCTCCCATAATTTAGTCATCTTAGAATTTCCATTATAGCATAATAAACAAATACAAGTGATCCAAAACCACCTATACATAAAATCAATCCAAGAATTCCAAAGCAGTCCAATTTAAATGGAGCGTACTTTTTCATTTCTCGATCAATCCATCTAAAGATGGTATCTCTATTAAATCACGATAATCTTTATGCAGTTCACATCCAATGTAATCCCTATTTAATGACCTTGCTACCCTAGCAGTAGTACCAGATCCCATAAATGGATCTAATATAATATCTCCCTTTTGACTACCTGCCTTTATACATGGTTCAATAAGATCTGGTGGATAGACTGCAAAGTGAGCACCCTTAAATGGTTTATTAGTTACTCTCCAAACGGATCTTTTATTCTTTGTTGGATATGATTTACTTAACCCAGTATGAGGGGATAGACCAGTGCCAGCATTATGATACTTACCTTTAGTACGATCTCTAGTGCCCCAATCCTTTGCTGGTTCTTTAATTGCTTCATTGTCATAATAATATTTCTTATTTTTACTCAGTAAAAAGATATACTCATGTGATTTGGTGCATCTATCTCTGACTGACTCAGGCATAGGGTTAGGTTTATGCCAGATAATATCTTGACGCAAATACCATCCGTCTGCACGTAGTGCAAATGCTAACATCCAAGGTATACCAATAAGATCCTTCTCTTTTAGTCCTTCTAACTTGTTAGCACGTTTAGCACATTTATCAGGCAAATCCTGTTTAGTTTTAGATACAGTTTGTTTAGGTTGTGACTGACCTTTACCTGGTCGATAGTTATAATAACTATCGCCTATATTAACCCACAATGTTCCATCATCAGTTAGGCAATCTCTTACCAATCCAAATACTTCAACTAAATTTTTTATAAAGTCTTCTGGTGACTGTTCCTGACCTATTTGGTTTTCTTCACCACCATAGTCCCTAAGACCATAATAAGGCGGTGACGTTACACACATCCTCGCCTTATCTGTATATGAAGCAAACTGTTTTAACGTCTCTCTACAATCACCATAGAGAATAGAATTTCTCATTATCCAAAAGATGAATCAGGTTCTAATGCAATAAAGTATGTAAGATCATAATCCTTACACTTAAACCTAGACAATAGTTTTTGAGATACAACAACCTCGTAAGTACCAGGTATGATCTTAATATTTTCTACTTTAAAATTAAAGTTAAATACATCATCTGTATCACCAACTGTAATAGCAAAGTCATTAGAAGTATCGTTCTTCTTATCTCTAACAACAATCCTCACTACACCATTCTCGCCAACGACTGCTAAGTCTGGTAACTGATAAATTGCTGCTGCCTTAAGCAAACGATCTAACTGTTGAGTATTCAATACAAATGATACATCCTCACTAGGAAGATCTAAATTCTTATCTGGTGGTGTAACTATAACACTAGGATCAGCAAAGAAGTATTTGGATCTCATCCTACCTTCTTTAATAACCACATGACCTTCATTGTCAAAATCCAAATCAGGATTCTGATGTAGACCCATACCATTAAGGAATTGATTCAAATCATATATTCCAAAATCTTTTGGGAATGATTCATTGACTTCTGCTTCTGCAAGAATGTTCTTCATTACAGAGATTGTACGAAGTTTACTACCCTCTTTAAAAAGAATAGATTGATTAATGTTGCTGAAGTTCTTAAGTAGATTGACAGTTTTATCAGAAAGTTTCATATCGAGTGTTAGTGTAATCAGGTTCTTTAGTGTTTCCACTGAAGTAATAAAGGAGTAGGCAATAATGCATTGCCTTTAGGATATCTTGTTTTGCAGATCCTTTCTTATCATAGCGACTCAAATACTTAATTGCATTAGAACGACAGAATGCTTCTGCATCGCCTACAGAGTGAATAAGATCAAGAGTTTGAGTCTCAGATCTCTTGGTTGTATAATGTCCCTGATAAGTGGACGTTACATAAGTTTTGAGATCTTCAATACCTTTGTCCTCTTGGTATTTGTGAGATGATCCATTCTCTAAATCTGGTTTTGGTTTTGGATCATGGGCATCAGCAAAAGCACTAGTATCAAAAGTGATAGTATCTTCCCCCTCAGGAATATTAAAGGTTATAGTATCATAATGACTAGTGTTAATGTTAACAGGTTCTGCTGCACCAATCATTTGATCTACTTGGAAATCAAATGCACTAGCATAAGGATTGGTTTCGATGGTGTCTTCAAAAGGATTTTTAGTTAATCCATTTCTATCCCAATCATAATAATACTTAGAATGCTTGGGTTCGGGATTAATTAGATCGTAGTCCTCACTTTCTAATGAGGTGATCCTATCAGCATCTTTTGATTTTGGAGGATCATACTCATCAGACTCTTGAGGAGTTACTCTATTTTCGTCACTCATAGTAGACATTCTTTTCTCCTAATATTATACCAAGGATTCTTCTTCTTGTCCATCTTCTGCTGGTACAAAATCAGGATCAACCTTGTCATAGAGTTCTAAGAAGGACTGCTTAGTCTCATCATCAAATCTATTGAGGCACATATTAACTGCCTTCTCCTTGTTGGCAAAGATGCTATATGCACGGATGATGTGTGTCAAGCGACGAGTACTAATAACTTCATCAATACCACCATCATAGAATGTCTTACGGATAATGTCTGCCCAGTCTACAAGACGCTGACAGAAGTCAGAGTGTTGATTAACTTCAGCATCACCATTGGCAAGACCAACTTCGATTGCCTTTGCTACAAGAATCTTAAATTCAGTTGTAGGTGAAGGATACTGTTGTTCAAAGGTAACACAGAATCTTTCTAGGAATGCTTCATTAAGAACATTAGTTCCTATGAATCTACCATCATCAGATCCCTTACCTTTTGTATTGGCAGTAGCAAGAACGTTGAATCCTGTAGTAGGTTTTACAAACTTACCAATCTTTTTAAGGAATACTCCTTTACCTTCTAAGATTGACTGGAGACACAAGATCTTGTTAGAGGCAAGATCAACTTCGTCCAGAAGCAAGATTGCCCCTCTTTGGAGTGCTTCGACAACAGGACCGTTGTGCCAAACAGTGCAACCATCAATAAGACGGAAACCACCAATGAGATCATCTTCGTCCGTTTCGACTGTGATGTTGACACGAATTAACTCCCTTCCTAATTGAGCACACGCCTGTTCGACGCTGAATGTTTTACCATTACCAGATAGACCAGTAATAAATGTTGGATAAAACAACTTGGATTGAATAATTTTCTTAACGTCATTAAAGTTTCCAAACTTAACAAAAGTTGGATCTTTATCTGGGATA